GGCAATCTGACCGTGACAATCGCCGCGTTAGCCAGGTGAACCGTCATCAGGTCACATCCACAAACAGACCGCCTACCCCGAAGTCAACGCGCGCAGTGGTCCGGAGCTTGATACCCATGTACGAGTCGAACTGACCTAAGCCGCCTTGGTAGTTCCATGTCAGGCGACGCGAATAGCTGCCGTACCGCGGTATCTCGCGCCAGAACACAGGACCATAGGTAAGACCGTCGCGACTCAGTGACAGTCCGATCGAGCCCAGCTCATCCGATGAAGGAGTAGCGGCAAGCTCAAGATTGGATGCGCTGAATACTGCATCGGGCGACTCGCGAACGAATGTCTCAAAACTACGTTCAAACTTGGACCCGTAATCGGTCGATACGTCGGCCAGTTGGCCAATCCTGGCGCTGGTCATGTCACCGACTAGGTACTTGCCGCCGTGAAAGTCCATGCTTCCCGGTGTCCAGGGCAAACCGTCAGCACCAGTGGTGAATTCAAACCATCCGCCGGCAAAGCAAAGGCAGTGCGAGGCAAAGCGGAACATCACCGCATCCGCACCGTTCCACTGAAAGCGCATCGTGCGAACGTCGCTTAGACCGTCCTCGTCATAGGTCAGGATGATTTCATCGACTGCGGGAGTAGATAGACGCCCTTCGGGTGTGAATATCCCCGGCCCGCCGTCTTGGTCACGACCGACAAAGCAGAACGTTGTCTTGTAGGGGATCCCACCGCCGTAATAGCCGTAGGGAAGCTGCCCCGACAGCACGCGCACAAATGGCTGTGTGTCGGGCCCGGTGTGCCGGAATATCTCAATAGAATTGGCGCCGCCTGCGATTAGTTCATTGCGGAACCGGAACACACCAGTATTCAAGTCCGGCAGGCTTTCTGCATCAAAGAACGCATCGCCAAGAATGGTGCCTGGTTGGGCTAATTCCGAGTTGAACAGTTCGGATCCATCGCTGGGCTGGTAGACAAAGAAACCGTCGATGGCCACTACCGAATCGCTGGGGAAGTAGTTCTCCTCAATCTCTGTGATAGTAGTGCCGTCGAACTCATAGCCGTTACCACCTTTGACCACAATCGCCGCCTTCGCGTGGTCCACTGCCACCGATACCGCGGCAGAGCCTGCAATGGTCCCTATCTCGGACACAGATGGCGTGATCTTGATTAGCTTATTGCCTGAGACTTGATGCACCTGGCCATCGAAGATAAACGATCCTCGAACGGCACCCGTACCAGTGCCGTAGTCGCTTATCCCTGGCCGAGTAACCAGCCCGGTTTCTGTGCGGAAGTAGTTAACCACTCGCTCACGCAGACGAGGCTGCTTAGTGGTCCCTGACAGCCCCAGGGGAAGCTCTACGCCTAGCTGGGGCAATTGCCCGCCCCTATGATTACCGGCTTGTGTGCCGCTGGTGTGGGCTCCTCGCGGAACAGTCGGCGCGCTGACCTAATGGCCACGTCTGCCGCTTTGACGAAATCGCGCGATAGCTCCTTCTGGAGTGGCACCGCCATATCCTGAGCCACCAAGTACTCAAGCAGAGTCCTGGCGCCCTGGTACTCGTACAGTTCGTCGGCAAGCAGCGTTGGCGGCGTTGCGCCCGTATCCCAGCGATCCATGTGTAACCGCCTGATGATGCCGTTCAAGACATAAACACCGTCGTTCTGTACTTCAATGGCAGACGGATTGATAACCGAATGAGCGACTATACTGCCCAACGCGCTCTGCACAACTGTAACGGCTGTCGTCATCAATCCACCCTGAATAAGTGGGGCCGAAGCCCCGTACAACCGCCAACAACTAACCTGAATCAGTTGTTGGCGGGCTTTCTTACGTCTGGCTACCAACCATGACGCCGCACATGTCAGGCACCAATACCGTCGCACCAACCCACGCCGTAAAGCGGTAGGTCATGGTCAGGTCGCCGATTGCACCCTGTTTAGCCATCAGGATCTGAATGCCAGAGTCAGTCGTGCCGGTCATCGTGGCCACACCGCCCTCGTTCAAGTCGATTTGGCTGATATCACCGTGGATGATTTCAACCGCGTCGTTGACGAAGAAGGTGTTAGCCGGCGCTGCAACCGTGTTCAGGAACGTGATTGCTGCCGAGTTAGCCGGAGCTGCTGAACAGTTCTGGTACTCGATTTCCGCCTGAGTAGGCGAGGAGTCCGCCGAAATGATCGCAGGGCTGATGGTCAGGTTTGCACCGTTGACCGCCAAAACGCGGAACGTTTGCAGTTCGCTGGTCACGTTCTTGTGGATATGCGACACCGCGAATACACCCGCGATAGTGAACGCATCACCAACAGCAATGTCGGCGCCACTATTGACCGTCAGAATCTGCGAGCGGTTATCAACGTTCAAGCCGTTGGCGTCAGTCGCAAGGGGCACGTGGCGCTGGTTAGCACCGTTAACCGTCTTGGACGTTCCAGCAGCCGCTGCAATCGTCGGGTTGAATGACGCCTCGAAGGTGTCAAAGCCCGCAATAGGCGGCAGGGCAGAGCGCTCGTAGGCTGACAATGACGTGCCTGCAAGCGGCGCATCACGGTTAGCCAGGTTGCCTGCCATCCCCGCCGCGTCAGTGGCGTTGAGGATCAACGTACGAGGCTGTTGCATTGGAACGTCACGGATCGTCTGAGCGGTCTTGCAGGCAGCCGCCTGGTTGTAGGTGGTGATGGCTGCGGTCTGCTTAACGAACAGCGTGCCCTGATTGGCAATCGCGGTAGCAACAGTGTTGTCGATGTTGGCCGCAATAGCCTGCACCGCACTGGTTGCCTTGCGATCGCGCTGCTGTGCGTCCTTGAGCTCCCATGCCGACATCTTGAACGGGACGTTCAGAATGTTGCTGGTGAGGTTCAAAGCAGACGGCACGGTCAGTTGCGTGATGTCCGTGGCGGTAATGGATTGACCCGTTACCACTTTGGAGATTTCAGGCAACGGACGATGAACCGTCATACCGCCACGCTCGAAGCGCACACCGTCAGGCTTGTACTTGCTGACTTGCCGCGCGGTGATGTTGTTCGGGTCGAAACCCGCAAGCATTTGGTCGAAGAAGACAACTTCTTCTTTGGAAAAGGCGTTAGCCATGGTAGATCACTCTATGAAGCCAGACTCTTCTTGAAGGCCCGGTATTCATCCATCGTCATCTTGCCGGCGGCGACTTTCTCGCGCGCCTTGTCAATCTGAGATTCGATGTCTGAACCGCCAGGACTACCACCCGGTAAAGGGTCGTCAGGGTTTGGCGTATTGCTTAGTCTTGGACGTACCACCAACTTTGATTCGATGGCGCCCAAACGCATTGCTGCGCGTAAGGGGTTCTCAGTCAGCAATGAAGCAATCTCTTCGAGAGTCCCAGGATTCTTGCCGAGGTGGTAGAGCACCGCCGCGCTTTTATCCAGTGTGCCTATGAGCTCGGACACTGCTGTAGTGCCTAGTCGCTCGATAACCACGTCTTCTGCTGACTCGTAGTCGGACACCTTGAGCTCGCCTGCACGTTCATAGTGCGCGCGCGCCTTGGCCTCCAACTTCTGGTCAACTTCCTCTCGCTGCTGAGATTGATTGAATTGCTGTGCTGTTTCGGTCGCTACCTCTCGGGCGATCGTTCGCTGCCGGGAGTCTTGGTAGGACTGCACCGCGGCGTTGTACTTGTCGTCGTCGTAGTCAAAGTCTTCAAGCTTCGGGGCTGTGATGGGTTGCGACTGCTTTAACAGTTCGTTCTCCCGCTTGAGCCTGTCCGCTTCTTCCTCTGCCTCCCGACGTTGACGTGTCAACTTGCTGATGCGGGTTTGTAATCCGCCCTTACGTGCTGGTGTGGGTGACGACTCCTCACCGTCTAGGACAACTTCAAACTCCGCCTCAGCCTCTACAGCCGGTGCATCGTCTGTCGTTTCCTCGACTTGTTGCGTCTCAACTTCGCTCACTGTTTAACCTCGTATATGGGGACGAGTGATTTACCGGGTTTGGCGGTCCCGTAACCGATTGGGGAGCTACCCCGAATTTCTGTCAGGCACAAAAAAGGGAAGTGATAGCGACCACTTCCCTGCATTTGTCCGAAATTGAATTACAGTCTGCACAGCAGACTGTACAGTTTGCTGTGCAGACGTATGGCGCTAACTAGGCCGCACCCGTAACATCAGGATTATTGGAACCATCAGGCCGCGTTAGTCAGCATCTTGATACGGTTATCCACCCTGCTGGGTGCGATGTCCTGAGCTTTAGCCTTGTTCAGTTCGGCTTGGCTCAGGTTCTTCTCGATCTGCGACTCGTTTACGCCTGCCTTTGTCGCTTGTTCGGCAGTAATGGCCTGTTCAAGCTCTGATGGGCCATCCTGCGGCTGCGATATCGCCTCGACGTACTGTTCTTCTTCTTCGTTCTCCGGCTCTGTCAGCCCTTGTTCCAGCAACTGGCGGCGTGCAATCTTCTTGAGCGGCTTGTCGTTGGGGAAGTCTGACAACTCGAACCACATAGCCAGGGCAGGCGCGTGGTATGGCGTGCCCTGGAGCTTGTCGATACGGTCTGCCAGCGCGTCTACCGCCTCTTGTCGCTTGGACTCGTACTGCGGGCCGGTATCAACTACAACCTCAAACTTGCCGCGGGTTAGGTCGTTGACCTCCACCATCTGGCCGGTCTGCTCGTCCATCACTTGCTCGAACAGTTGCACGAATTCCTTAGTGCCGGACTCGGAAACCACCTTGACCGATCGCGGCTCTTTGTAGGTGTCCTTGACCAGTTCCCGCCACACCTCGCCACCGCGCTTAATGCCCAGCTTGATCTTGTTCATGTAGTGCGCTGTAGACAGATCTAGGCGCTTCTGTGCTTCGATCAGCGCCACACCTGAAGCGTTGGGGTCGTTCACCTCGGCATAGTTGCCGCCCGATCGATCCATGAAGCCGATAATGGCCTGCATCAGCACAGCAGTATTCGGATCCACTTGGCGAGCAGGCATGAAGCCTTGGGCGCCAGGTATCGTTATCTCGCCTTCTGAGTCGCGTAACGGCTCCAGCGGCAGATAGGGGAGCTTTGACCAGTCACTGCCCCAAATACCCTCATAGCCCTCGATCTGCTCAGGGCTCAGCATCGGGATATCACGGTTACTGCTCGTGGCTGCGTCGGCCATGTTGGACACAAGCAAGTCGAACAGCCGTTGTGCGTCCTTCTTGTCACGCACCATGCCGCGGTAAGTCTCGCGACCGTCTACAAAGGCGCGTTTTGCGTAAACAGGGATGACAGGTAACGCTCTGCCAGCAATCCGGCGCGGTTCTTCAATAAACCGGATACCGTCGAATACAGCCCGCTCTATGTAGCGCTCGCGGATCTTGCGTTCACGCAGGATGATGAAGCCGTCGGCTAGTAGCTCATCCTCGATCTTGGAGGCGTCTTTCTTGGGAACGGATTTGATCTGACCGTTAGCGGGGTTGCCGTAGATGATCGCGTTATACGTCCGTGACTTCAGGTCGTAACGCTTGGCGACGAAGACTTCGCGCGCTTTGTGCCACTTGAACGTAGGCTGATAGTCTGTGCGTGGCTCTACGCCGCTAGGCAGCTCTTCGTCTGGGTATGCCTGCTGGAACCCATCCACCGAGGAGCGAGCCAGGACAACGACTCTGCGGGCGGCTGAGCGGTCTATAGCCTGACTGCCACTATCCCACACCGTAGTCGTGCAAGCCGAATACAGTGCCTCGTAGTTGGTGCGCTGCTTATCGTTCTCGGGGTCTTCTTCGTCTTCAAACTCAGTCGACAGCAGGAAGGCGCCATAGCCACACACAGCGGCTTCGGTCACCGCCTGGTCTACAGCCACCTCACCATTGCCAGAGCGCCAGTCACGCCGGTACAGCCCCTGCAATAGCTCCGCGTCGTCTTCGCTAACCTCGCCTTCGTCTGGCTCGAAGTTCACGCCAACCTGATTCAGCCCCCACTCACCTACAAAGCGGTCTACCTGTTCGCTGGACACGTCGAGTTGCAGCTTCGTGCGGGTCTCATCGTCCATGAAGCCATCCCAGTGACCACCGGGCGCATACATAAAGCGTAGATCCGACTCAGCAGCTTCCCTGGCATCTTGGCCAGCGGTCCAGTCTTCGTCCATCTGCCGGATGAATTCGGCGTGTAGGTCTTCAGTCATCTACGCTGCCAATCGGTTGTGGTTCGGGGACTTCATCGGTCAGTAACTCAGCCTCAAGGCGTTCTATCCGCTCCAGCAAACGCGCCTTCAGGTCTGCATCCGGTGTGATGTCGTAGGCTATGTAGAGCTGTGCGATGATCTGGCGCTTGTCGTCTGCTGCCTGGCGCTGCTCATCTGTAGGCTCTGCGTGTGCAAGGCCAGTTACGAGCAGTAGAGCTAGGAGCCTCATGCGGCAATCGGGTTGTGCATAGTGGGCATCTTCACCGGGGTCTTCTTCTTCGTTGGCTTGGTCATCCCGCTAAACAAGTGAGACACGCCCCACACCAGAGCGTCTGCCCGGTCTGGTGACTTCAAGCCCATATAGCCTGCCGTGGTAAAGCCATTCATCTGGTCCTCAATCTCATCGAAGCGCCCAACGTGATGCACCTTGCCCTGCACGTAGAGCGCGCTGATAGGCTCAGCCCTAACGACCTTGCCGCGCGTTGCAGTGACCGCGGTAAAGGGAATCGGCATGGCGTTGGGATCGCTTGCGCTTCTGGCTGACTGCACCACTGCTCGCACCATATCCCCGCCATAGTTCTTTTCGGCCACTACCCGATCGGCG